TGTGCTTGGATTCTTTGATACATTCTGCTACCGATTCGTAGGTTTGGACAAGGCTAAGGTTCTCCGGATTGATTTTCTGTAATCGGGGTCCAACAGTGACCAGGGGTTGTCCGAAGTTGGTAGTAGTTTTGATAGCTATTGGTGTATGTATTCTTTGTTCTAGGTCGGCCAAACGTTCGAGGATGGTGGTTTGATTTTGGAGAACCTGGCACAATAATTCGTTTGTATTTGCGGGGGTAGTTGATTCTATCCGGTTTTCGGAAACAAATTGGCTAGATACCACTTCTTCCAGCATTTGCTTGAAATCACTCGGACTAAATTCATTGAATTTTTGTAGGTTGGTATGAATAATGCGGGTCACCATACCGTATGTCAACTCTTTGCCAATCATAAACAACTCGTTCTCCTTTTCGTGGTTCGGCAAATCCCGCACAATATGTTTTCTAATGATTTCATGGCCATGTAAGAATTTTTCGAAATTGCGGCTTTTCACGACGGGATAACAATCCAACAGTACACACTCGGGGTATTTGTTTTTGTGCTCATTGTAACGGCCTTCGATACCCTTGCTGCTCTCCCCAATTTTTATGACATAGCACCCATTTTCGTAGGATTTGACGCGGATGATGTAAACGAGTGGCCCGTTGGTGGCATAATCACGCCTGAGTATTTTCTCGCGTTCGAGTAGTTTGTTTTTTTCCAAATCGTGCTTGTGCTTTTCTTCAATATGTTGAATTTGAGTGGTCGCTTGTTCTAGTTGCTGTTGTAAAGAATATGTACCCGATAAACGAATTTCTTTGATAACATTACACACCCAATTTTGGAATTTTTCTGCGATTGGTTTTCTTGATTTGAACAAAACTTTATACAAGCCTTTTTCAGTAAGAAATGTTATATTTTGAATACCACCAAGGGTGTCCATACTATGGACGACCTTTTCAGTATCATCAAAATGTTGAATAGTAGTTCGTATATTACCCATTTCTAATACTTCCCCGACATCACTTGCTCTAAATAAAGGACTTTCTATGGTGCCTTTGATAACAATCTCTGTGTGTAATTCATTTCCAGTAAATGCTTTTACAACTTCCATATTTAATGGGTGTATATGTATATAATACACCCATTATTTATATTCCTTTTGTTAATAATATATTGTATACATGATGAACTAAATGGTGTATGTCACATTGTGGTTGATTTATATTTTAATACAAATCAATCCTTAAACTGTATTTAATAGTCATTTTTACATATTTTTTATTATATTTAATATGTATGTCACACAAAACCGGCCATCCCTCTCAATTTGAGTACGCGACTCCCGCCATTCCGCTCATAACGCGGAGCACGTTGTAGTTCACGGCGTACACACGCACCTTGGCCGTGGCGGTACCAGAGACCGTCGCGGACGAGAGCACGAGCTGGAGCACGGCGTTATCAATACGGGAGAAGTTGCACGTGCCACTTGGTTGGTGCTCCTCGGGGCGGAGGGCAAACGAGTACACGTTGATGCCCGTATCGGGGGCGCGGGTGTGGTGCTGGAAGGGCTGAACCACGTCGAAGTAGGAACCCTCACGCTCAGAGAAGCGGTCCTGGCCGTTGAGCTGGAGCTTGGCCGTGACGCAAGGGTTCTCACCCCAGCAGTGCATGTCAATCGCCGTCTCGGCAAGCACGAACGTGCCGGCATCGGAGAGGCCCGAGCCCGTGGTGACGGTCTGGGGAGCATCGAGGAAAGCGGGGTACGAGACACCGGCAGACGCCCACGCGGGGTTGCCCTGGGCCGTCGTGACGGCAACATCGACACCACCGGCCATCTGGAAGAGACCGTTGGAGGCGATGACACCGTTGGCACCAGACACCTCACCCGGACCACCAAACGCGTGGATGGCGTTGGGGAGGGCATCGATGGCGTCCGTGTAGTTGAAGGGCTGGGCACCGAGCGTGCGGTAGAGCGTCTGCGTGGCGTCGAGGGACGAGCAGTAGTCGACGTTGGCATCAGGCTGGACAACCCAGATGAGCTCCTTGCAAGGGTGGTTGAAGTTCAACTTGATCTTGTTGGAAGAGGAGCCGACCGACTCGTCACCCGTGAACTGGAGCTGCTCGAAGAGGTACTCGTGCGGGTTCTGCGCCATCTTGCGGCGCTCGTCCGTGTCGAGGAAGATGTAGTCGACGTAGAGGGACGCCGCCACCAAGGACTGCTGGTAGGCAGCCGTGACGGAGACAATGCCCGTCGTGGCGGAGAGGGTGCTCACCGCCCACAAGCACTCACCAATGGGGCGGAGATCAAGGTTGATCTTGACCTCGTGGTACTGGAGAGCGATCAAGGGGAGGGCAAGGCCCGGGTTGCGGTTCCACCAGAAAAGGAGGGGGATGTAGAGCGTCGTCTCAGGGAGCGCGTTGCGGGGAGCGCACACCTGGGTGGGGCCACCCGCCGCCGCGCAGGGGCCGTTGACGGCCGCGAACGTCGGGTCCGTGATGTAGGTAAGCTGGGTCGTGTTACCGATCATCTTGAAGTAACCGCGCTGTTGCTCGCTCGTGAGCGTGAGCTGGTTCCAGATGTGCATCCAGTCACCGTATTGGCGGTCAATGCGCTGACCACCGATCTCGACCTCAACCTGGGCCACCAACTGCTCACCGATGAAATCCATCCAGCGGGCATAGACGCCCGTGTTCGTGGCGGCCATGGACTGGTTGATCTCAGGGAGAGTCACCTGAAGGTACGTGCGGTAGCACAAATCACCGTTGCGGGAGATCGTGCACGTGACACGGCGACCGAAGTCGGCCTGACCAGAGAAGGTCTGCTCGATGGACTCCATCGCGAAGTTCGTGTGGCGTCTGTAAGACACCTTCCAGAAGGTGATCTCAGGCGTTCCCGTGAGGAAAACGTCCTGAGCACCGTAAGCGACCAATTGCATGAGTGCACCCCCCATATTTTATATTATACTATTGCTAAAGAAAATAATTTCCAAGGTATACATATTTTTATATTAATACAAAATAATATAAAAAACATCGCTGTTTATTTACAGCACCTTCAGCAGTTACTGTATCCAATAAATAAATTATCATGTCAGCATATTTATATAAAAAGAACATAAAGATATCTCTGCTAAATACAGAGAACCATGACCGACTACACAATACTACTAGAAAAATATGAGGAACTAAAAAGGGTATATGATGAGCTTATACTGGAACTGGAATCCACTAAAGAACACTTGAAGAGGTACACCGCACCCTCGCGCAAGAAAACGTACTACGAAAACCACAAAGAAGAATTGAAAGAAAAGTCACGGAATTTCGTGGTTTCTAAAGAAAAGAAAAGGGAATACAACCGCAGGTATGCGGAAAAGAAAGCCGCACAAAAACAGCTAAATAAAGCTGGAGTTCGTCCTTCGTTATTAGGCGATTTTTCTCCAAATATACCTGAAAACGGATATAAAGAATAGATGCGAGAACATTCTAATTATAAAATATTTAGAAATTGTATATGTCTACACAATGTGAACACGGCAAAAGAAAAAGATATTGTGTCGACTGCGGAGGAAGTCAAATCTGTATTCATAAAAAACGTAAATCTAGGTGTCCTGAATGTGGAGGTAACGAATTCTGTCAACACCAAATATTTAAATACCGTTGTTTTGAATGTGGTGGTAACTCCATTTGTGACCATAATAACCGTAGAGATAGATGTAAAGATTGTGTACATTTATTATTTTGTGAACATAATAACCGAAAAGCGAAATGTCAATTATGTAAAGAGGAACGTACATGCCAGCATAACAAGACACGTGATAAGTGTAATATTTGTAATCCTACTTATTATCACTGCGAACATCATATTACAAAGAATAATTGTAAAATATGTTCAACGACTGCTTATTGTCAACACGGAAAATACAAGCCACGGTGTAAAGAATGCGGAGGTTCATCATTATGTCAATCTACGTTCTGTGACAAAATGGCCATCAAATGCTACAACAATTATTGTCTCACATGTTGTATTCACGTTTGTCCAGAAATCGAGGTGATCAGAAATTACAAGACCAAAGAGCGCAATGTAGTAGAACATGTATTGGAACGATTTCCTGATTTTACCTGGGTTTCCGACAAAAAGGTCCAAGACGGGTGTTCCAAGCGTCGTCCCGACCTATTACTCGATTATGGATCACACATTATCATTGTAGAAATCGACGAAAATCGTCACAAAGATTACGAAAGCGCCTGTGAAAATAAGCGTATGATGGAAATTTCGCAAGATGTCGGACACCGACCCATCGTATTTATCCGGTTCAATCCAGACGACTACATCAATGACGACGGTAAAAAAGTGACCTCCTGTTGGAAAACCAACAAATTGGGGGTGTGCTCCATTCCTGTCTCCAAACAACCGGAATGGAACATGCGCATTGAAACTCTCTTGAACACGATACAACAATGTATGGCCTCTCCGAGCGAAAAGACCATCGATATTGTGGAACTGTTTTACTAGATACAGTAATCAACTCTGTAAACGCACCGCGACCCGTTTATCCGACGGCGACGCGTTTTTATCCAGACGATATTGCCCGCAGGGTCCACAGTGATCCTCGTTCGACCAATCTATTTTATGGTCTAATTTGGCGGTACATTCCTCGATCCTCCACCTACCCACAGGCATAGGCAATTCTTTGAAAAAACGTCGTTTAATGGCCGTTACAAAGCGGTTCATGTTATAGTAATAGTATATACAGATCTTTATTTTGATCAAGATAAACTAGCACCGCCAACTAGACCGTTTGACCTAAAACCATGTTGGATTCAATGAATGTGCGCAGATAGTCTTCCCGAAAAATTTCCCGTTTACCCTCGTGTTTTTTTGAAAACACGTATTTGTCGTCTTCCTTTTTAACGGACCATCCCTGATCGAGTGCGTTCATAATGAATGTCATCTTTTTGAAATGAACCCAACTCATTTTAATGGTAGAATCCGGATCCATCGTCAAATTACCTTCCGTCAATAAAATATGAGTTATTTAATTAATTCATATTTTCCGATAAATTATATAGAATTATCACCGACCTAATAAGATAAAACAAAAATCATAAAAATCTCCCCAAAATTCTGTATATTTGTTTCATATAGAAAGTAGGAGGTAGATAATGGAATCAACTGCGCTTAAAAACTTTATACGAAAACGTGATCCCACTACACACACCATCGATAAAAAACACTCACAAATGCTGGAACATTTCAACAAGATAGACACAGAAATTATTCCTCAATTACGCCAAGAAGTTGACGAAATCAAACATGCCATCGCGGATCTCACCCAAAAAATGGAATCGGACGCCGAAATTGACGGCAAGTTAGTGGACCAACGAATAGAACTTCAGGACAAAATGGACACGCTAAAAACGAGGATAAAATCCCTAAAGCGAGAAAAGAAGCAGTATTTTTTGGAGAATTCCACCTATATTTTCAACTATTTCGAGGAAAAGAAACAGATTTCGTCGGGGGAAAAACAAAACGTCAATGTGCTCAATTCTTTTTTCAAAGTCAAACCCAAAGAAAACGACACCAGTGAACTCGCCGCCGAAAATCAGACCAAAATAAAACAAAACGTCAATCAGTATTGGAAAAACGTCGACAACGAGATCACCAACATCCAGGATTTTGTGGTCCCCACCGATGTGTGTACATTTTGTCGTAAAGGTGAGTTTATTCCCCAAGACGAAGAGGGCATATTAATCTGTAACAACCCACAATGTGGTAAATTCATCAGCTACATTGTGGACAGCAACAAACCGTCGAACAAGGAACCGCCCAACGAAGTCTCTTACACTGCTTACATCCGTCTCAACCATTTCAAGGAGATTTTGTCGCAATTTCAGGCCAAAGAAACCACGCAAATTCCGGAGAGTGTTATCGAAGACATCAAGCGCCGCATCAAGAAGGAGCGCATCAAGGATTATGCGAAAGAACTCAACTACGACAAGATGCGCGAAATTTTGCGGAAATTGGGTTACAACAAGTATTTCGAGCATATTCAGTATATCAATTCGATTTTCGGGATACGCCCGCCCATCATGAGCGACGAACTTCATGAAACCCTGTGTGTGTTGTTCATCGAAATACAGAAACCGTGGGCGCTCCACTGCCCCCCCGACCGCACCAATTTTTTCAATTACACGTATACCCTCTATCAATTGTGTGTATTGTTGGACCAGACCCAGTATTTGCCGTATATTCCGTTGTTGCGCGATCTCATCAAACAGCGACAGATGGACCTGATTTGGAAGGAAGTGTGTGCGGAACTAGGCTGGCAGTATTTTCCCACGGTTTAGACCGCTAAAAATATACCTATACTACAATGAAACAGGTCGGTAATGTATTTTGGAAATACATATTGACAATTTCCAGTTTCGGGTTTTTAGTACCGATTTTATTTACCACGGATCCCTTTTTCATCGTATTATTTTTCACCGTTTCTTTTGCGTCGGCCATGTTTTGGATAGATAGTGTCGAAAATTCGGTATTCCATACGATAGACGCGGCCATGGCGAGAATCGGGATTCTATCCGTGCTGATATACAAATTATTTATCAATACAAATAATTTAATGCTATTTTCGGGAATGGCGCTCGTAACGTTTTGGTTTATTTACAAATCGAACGTGGCGTCGCGAAAAAAATGGGCCGGTAAATCTCACATATTGTTTCATCTGTATTCCCACTTGGCGCTGATTGTGTCGGGTATTGTGGCATTTTTACCTCCACTAGAGGTTTAGTATGGCCAAGTTTTTTGGGGGGTTACCTGACAATTTCGTACCGGTCTTTATCCGGATAGTAATAGATACGCGCGCGTTTGTTCGTATCATATTCTACTTCTGGTACGTCGTGATCCAGAGTATTCACGACGGTACCTACGTGTGGTTTATTGGTCGCATCGTAGAACTGTATACGTTCCCCGTATTCGAGGTCGGGCACGAATTTCTTCTCTCTGGTGGGTAAAATCACATTCCTGCCCGTTTTTTGTTGTCCTGAACTACGCGATCTGGAATGCGACATCATGGAGGCGGATTTACGTTGGCTTGAGGGAACGCGTTTGGAAGTGAGCCTAGGTGAGCGATCCGGACGAGATTTCACAGATGGGATTGCGAGTTTTTTTGATGTGAGTGCGCGATTTTTAGATTTCAATTTTTTAACGTCCTTTTCTAAATATTTGAGCCGACGCAGAATGAGCCGCATTTGGGAATTTACGTTCTCCATCTTACATTATGAGGAGATTTTACGGTTTTTACGCGTTTTACGCCCGTACTTGCAGTATTGACGTTGGGAGAACCCGCGGGGTCGGCGGCAATTGATGCTGCGTTTGTATTTAGCTGACCATTTACGTTTTGTAGTTTGTAACATCTTAGTATAATATGATGTTACAAAATTTGTACGGTCTCCAGCATATATTTTTCGCATTATATTATGCGTGTAATCTCAGACGCATGAAAAACCCCTTGTGATGAATGGTACGATTTTAGCGTGTTTGATATATTTTATGCGAGTACTTATAATACTACTGTCGAGAAAATATAATTATATTATATTATGAATGAACCAACAATAACAGTACTCATCGTGGATGATGTGGTCGGGAATGGAAAACTTTTGGCAAGAGTTTTATCAAACTATATCAGTACAACACACAGTATCGTTATTAAATCACTTATCGCATCTAATTGTGGTGAAGCGTTAACACAATTTGAAAATGAAGAAGGTAAAGTAGATCTTTTTATGCTGGATTACGACTTAGGTGGTTCGTGTTCCGATAATGATTGTTGTAAAAATGTAGTCCCTACACTTTCATATTTTGAAACATCTGGAACGAAACCGGCACACACAAATCATACCGGGGTTGAATTAGCATTAAAGCTTAATGAATCCGCAAAAAAATATTATACCAGTGATAAAAAATTAAAATTTGTACTGATTACATCTCTTCATGGTAGTAACGATAAAATCAAGGAACAAGACGACCTTAGTAATTATTTACAAAAAACAAATACAGGTGTTGAAATAACATTTGTAGATAAGGATAAGCGTGTGAAGGACCCTGTTTTACAAGAAATAATATCTGAAATTGTAAAAGAGAAAGAGAAAGCGCCATCAGGGGATGGTGGAGGAAAATCAAGACGAAAACGCAAACATAAGCGTAAAACACAACGAAAACGTAAATACAGACGTAAAACACAACATAAATAAGATAAATTTACCATATGTAACAACTATCGTTTGTCTCTGTACCAATCTAAAAAATACACTCCATATTTGTTGTTGGTCCTAACTCCGTAGAACGAATTTCAAAGGAGTCTGTACAATAATATAAAACTTATATTTTTATATCATTTTAATTTTCATTTTTTTCCTTACCATTTATGCTCTTACATTCTAGGGAATCCGACCAAATTCGCCCCCACTCCGAAGCCCGCTCCAGAGCGCGCAGCACCAGCCATGCTAGGGATGAAGACGTCCAACACGGAGAACGTCGCCGCCGCCATCAACGCGATGATGACCACCTCCTCAATGTTCAACTGCTTCTTGGGGATGACGTACGCCGCGATGGCGACCATGATACCCTCAATAATGTATTTGATGGCACGCTTGATCAATTCGCTAAAATCAAAAGTGAGACCGCTCATTTTACACGAATATTATATTATAACCAAACAAAAAAATATATATCCTAATAAAACACTTAAATAAAATTTCCTCTAAATACATATCATTGAAAAATGTCCTTACCCTTTGAGCGTAAAAATATGCCGGATGGTTCTCCCAATCCTAAATACATTGATTTGTGCGACGAAGACGCCCCCATTGCCGGCCAAAAATTCGCCTGTATGTCCTTCGTTTCCCCCGAGAAGATTTTGAAAAAACGCGAGGTTTTCTTGTTCGACCAGTTTGTCAAACAATGGGATTTCACTAAATCAATGTCGAAGTTCAAGGACTTTCTAAATTTCGTGTCTTACAAGTACAGTTTGAAAGTCGACGACATCATCGCGGATTTCAACGATTTTACCAAGGAGGAGGAGTCGAAACTGAAAGAGAACACGGTCGAGGACGATTACAAGAATTTCATGGACAACAACGAGGATACGCTAAACCAACAGTTCCAACGCGCCCACGCGTTTCAAACGTCGACGCGGGGTCTCAAAATCCGCGGGGTGTATCCTACGCAAGATGAGGCCGAGCTCCGGTGTAAGAAGCTCCGTGAAGTGGACCCGAACCACGACATTTATGTGGGACCGGTGGGGATGTGGATTCCCTGGGATCCCGACGCGTACAAGACGGGTCGTATCGAGTTCATGGAGGAGGAGCTCAATCAGCTACACAACGAGAAGATTAAGAACGAGGCCAAGGCCAAGGAGGAGTTTGAGCGCAGAGTGAAAGAGACGAAGAAGAAGGCAATTCAAGAGAACATTGAATTGGCTAAAAAGAGTGGAAATGTCTTGACCCAGACCATCAACGAGGACGGTCAGTTGATCGGGGTACGTGAGAAGGTGAATTTCGACGAGCGCGAGGTCGCGGATAAAGATGCCAACATCAATATCCGTAACGAGTTGCTAAAGAAGGCGGCCGAGGCCGAGGGGGTGGAGAATATCAATATTTGAGATTGTGCGTTGCTGTATTATTTGCTTTTACGGCGAGACCTGGACTTTGAGTTCGGCTTTTTAATCACATACCCGCCTCGTTTGCGACTGTTGCGGGGTTTTTTGGATGGTTTTCCTCCTTTTTGTGGTTGGGAAGGTTTTGGCCAGAAAGATTTAACACGATTATAAATAGTTCCAAACCATGACGAACCCGATGTTGATGCGTTGGTTACTGGTGGAGGAGTTGAGTTGGTTACTGGTTTTGTATCCATTTTATATAAAATAATGATATTTTATGTAAACTCTCGTCCAGATTACCTTAATGATGTAACGCTCACTTTAGTGGATCAGAGACCCCGTAGGGGGTCTCAACCTTGAACGACTACGCCGTTCTTAGGCATTTTGAATCGGCAAAGGTGTAAACGGCAGTAGCACCAACCGATGTAACATATCTTCCAATTTTACAAATTATTCGTGAATTTCGTCGGCGTTTTTGGTTCCTGCTTTGATACAAAATAATTTGTTCGAGATTATAACCACCTCTGCCTTCATTTTTTTGCTCCACCAAGTTGTGAAGCAAATCTTTATAGTCTATTTCAATACAAAAATAATTGTCTATTATTTGTCCTTAATAAATGTTTTTTTATACATGTTTGCTGTTCGGCAGAGCAAAAATTTACATCAAATGTTCACCGGTGTATAACGTTACCAATTGCTCTTTTTCACTTTAATGTTACCACCTTTGCTGGCTTTCTTCGATTTGTTCGGGTCATAGGCTTCGTCGTCATCGTCGTCCGCCATATTTTTGGACATTTCCCAGAATTCCCGGTTACCTAATTTGAAGGGAGGATGATTTTCGGCCTTGTACCAAAACACCTGGTCAGAAATGTTGTTGGTTTTGGCATTGTTATTCAAAACCATACACTCAAAATTCGTCGTGGTAGCATCCAGCACACTACAAAATGCCTCAAATGTCGGAAACATGCTGGCATAGTTGTCATAAATTTTTTTCCGGTTGTTTAAATATGGCTCACGTAATATGAAGACATAATCGATATTTGTTCGCAGATTTGGTGGTATTCCGAGCGGATATTGCATAGTAATCACTAACATTACCTTCCAATGACGTCCATTCATGAAAAGCATACGCATCATCTTGTCGCGGGTCCAGGTTTGGTCATACAAGCAATCGTCCATAATGACAAATGCGCGGGGATCAATCGTGGTTTTTTTGTAGGTTTCCAGTTCCGTTTTAACCTGTTTCAGTACCGTTTTCTGACGGCGGAGAACATTCTCTATCAGTACGGTGTTGTATTCATCGTGGATAAAGAGTTTAGGAACATGCTGTGCGAAGAAACCGTTGACTGCCTCACTTCCAGATATTACGGTCCCGATCGGAATGTCCTGATGATAAAAAAGGAGGTCGCGCACTAAATACGATTTACCTGTATCACGACGACCGATTAATACTACCACCGGCCCCTTGTTCTCGTCCGGTCGAAAGGTAATCCATTTCATGTCAAATTTTTTAAGTTCTAATGTCATGTATACCTAAATATGTTGAAAAGGAATAAAATAGATATATATTCGTGATACATTTTACCGGATTGCCTTTTCCGCGTATGACCGGACTCATAATCAAAGAAGCGGACGGAAATTAGAAAAAATATATGAGAACCGGTTATATTGTTTCATGTCGTCCAAAAAAACAGTTTCCGTCGGCGTCGTTCCCGAAACCCCCAAGGACGCTGAAACTCCCCTGAAACTCGGATATATAAAACGCCCATTAATCGACTTGAAACATTTAGAAGAAACGTACAACTACATACCGTCTTTGGAAGACCAAGATCACGAATATCGCCCCCTGGCCGTCGAAAAATTACAGCAATACCAACCCATCTATCCGCTTTTTTTCGATATGACCGAGAACAATTACAATTCCGTTCAACTAAACAGTCGAAAACAGATTGTTGACATGAACACCACCTTGGATACGCTTACCCATACCACCCTCCCTAAACAGATATTCATCAAATATTCCCCTCTCTTCGATCCGATCAAGTACATGATTGGAAAATACAGCGACGACATCTCATCCGAAAATTGGGTCCTACCCACATTCAAACCGTCGAATACACCCGAAAACGAGGCGAACCCGGACTCGTTCTCGCGAAAAAAAATGGATTCCATTTACAACGCATCCTACGTCGACGGATTTTTCTGTTATCTTTCGAGCAAACTTTTGAACGACGTCGGTTTTAAAAACGCCATTGATTACTATGGGTCATATCTGGGCGTTCAAAAACAATACAAAATTAATATTGTGGACGATTACGATTATCTGCTGAATTCCACTTTTTTCAACAAAAATCTGAATAAAATGTTTAAAACAACCCACACCGATTTCATTCATTCTGTCCTAAACAAAAACTCGCGGGCTAACCGAGATAAACTGAACATGGATGCCGTCTCCGAAGAAGAGACATTGGATCTCAATATCGAGGAATTGTGTTGTCCTTTGGAAGAGTTCTCCGCGAACAATTTGGAACTGGACGACGTGTACGAACAATCGGAACAAAGATTCGAACAACATTCGGATTCTTCCGATAGTGAGAACAATTACAGTTCGGAAGAGGATGTTGCCAGTTTTTCGGATGAGGGTGAAGATGAGGGCGAGGGTGAGGGTGAAGGTGACGACGTATCCGAAGAATGTTCTCAAGACTCTGAAGATACCAGCGAACCCGAACATATTTACGCGTACATCAACAACTTTCCGGTACAAATGATATTCTTGGAAAAATGCGACGGCACCCTGGACGAACTGTTTGAATCCGGACTGGAGGAAAAGCACGCAGCAAGCGCCCTCTTCCAGGTTGTCATGACCCTCATCGCATATCAGCGCGCATTCCGGTTTACCCACAACGATCTACACACCAACAATATCATGTTTCAAACAACGGACAAGGAATTTTTGTATTACAAATTTCTGGGTGTGATCTACCGAGTGCCTACTTACGGAAAAATATTCAAAATCATCGATTTCGGTCGCAGTATTTACCACTTCCAAGGTCAGCGGTTTTGTAGCGATAGTTTTTCGCCGGGGGGTGACGCCGCCACACAATACAATTGCGAACCTTATTTCAACGAGAACAAGCCACGTATTGAACCCAATGACAGTTTCGATTTGTGCCGGTTGGGCACCTCGATTTTCGATTTCATTTTTGATATAGACGATCCCAATCACGATAAAAAAATGACCCCCCTCCAAACCACCATTTTACGCTGGTGTTCCGACGACGCTGGGAAAAATGTTCTCTACAAACGCAACGGTGAAGAGCGGTATCCCAATTTCAAACTGTATAAAATGATTGCGCGAAATGTCCATCACCACACCCCCCAGGCCCAATTGAAATTCCCCTTTTTCGGGCAGTTTTGTCTCAAAAATAAACCGTCAAAACCTATCAAAGACCTCATGAACATCGATCTCATACCTAAAGCGTAATATGCGAGGCGATAAATACATAAAATTCGTTGGTTTATGTATTTGTAATTCGTCAAATGTCTAAAATGCGGGCGTATCTGTGAAAATTTCGGGGGTTTTTGTCGGTATATCACACGTACCTCCTGCGGTGGGAATACCAAACCAGTCGGAAATGTTGTCCTTGAAATGGAAATATCCCCAAATCGGAACAAACGCGCATCCCGCGACAATGAATGCGTCGCGAACCACGGTTTTCAGCGGTTTAAGCTCGTTTTCGATGAAACGCATCTCGGTTATCTTCGCGACAATAAATAAAACCGCAATCGTGATGGTCAATAATAAAACGTTCTCCATAATAATATACAAAATCGCTAAATAATATATATCATGGCTAAACGCAATACGGGGGACCAAGGTCCCCCCGTACGCCCCCTCCTTCCTGTATAACAGAAGTGTGTGTATCAACCTTTTATGGGTTTGTTGCGAATACGGGGTACCAAGGT